CTCTAACACCTTGTTGCATCCACAAAGGTAAGTTCTCATACATTATTTGATATCTGTTTAATACTTCCCTCGCTGCTGAGGCTTTGTTAGCCATGATAGCTACTGTTTTATCCTCTTGAAATATTGTATAGTGTAATATACACGCAGCTGCTGTTACTGTTTTACCTTGCTGTCTGCCTTCCATTAAAATTACTTTTCTCTCATTCATTATGAGATCTACTTTGCCTTTCTGACAATCAAATAATTTAAATGGTTGTAATCCTTTGTCTAGTGTAACTATCTTTACATAGTTTTCTATAAAATATTTAGGATCGTTCTGACATTTAACATACTCTGCAATTTCTTCTTTAGTAAAATCGTGCTGATATGCTAATGGTTTAAGATTAGGATTACCGTGATATGATACTTGCTCAGTCGCCATCTTTTTCTTGTACTTCGCCTTCTATTGTTTTGGCTTGTTCGCCTTTCAATGCTTGTAGTAAATCCTTTGTACTACCTACGAACATGTTGTTCTGTGTTTTAATATTCTTACCTTTAGAACCATCATCTGTAATACGCTTATGCTTTTCTTGTACTTCTAGCATATCTTTGGCTGTGTCTTGTAAGTTTTTAATTAGGCCTCCGGCTACTTCATAAGCACGGGGTTGATCTGAGTTTCTAGCTATATGCAATATACCTTCAATAGCCTCAGCATTATATGCCTCTGCCTGTTTTAGTATAGACCTAGCGTATTGTAAATCTTCTTCTTGTTGTTTTGCATGTAGGGCCTCTTTGTCTTCTTCTGACATGCCTACTGCTGGGAGTTGTCTCTCTTCTTCGGTTTTTCTAAGATTAGTTTCTAAAGCTTTTGTTATTTCTTTTGTTTTAAACGCTTTATCTAATTCTTCAAATCCGCTATTCTTCGTAGTTTTCATCAAATTCCTCCAAGAATGTATACGAGTCAGCCGGTGTGGCAGACAAAGGATTAACAGATGCTGTTACTGTTCCTTTATTAGAACCTGTTTTACTTAGACTCCATGGTGTCAATGCGTTACCATCCTCGTTAAATATATTAGCAATAGCAGTTTTAATTACATCTGCATTACTTACATGACTATAAAAGTTGAGTCTCATAGTAAAATTAAGTGTCCAAACGACACTAAGTCTATTGGCATATTCGCCTTCGTATTCATCTTCATAACTAACATTATCTAAAGTTATTTTTAAGTCTCTTTTAATCCCCATCTCTGGAAGATCATTAATTGTAACATTAAAATCAGGATTAAAATAAGGAACAATTTGTTCTAATATTTGTAACCCATCATCTTGGTTCTTCGCAAATATATATAATGCTAAATCCATGTTCCATGGAGCAGAAGCAAACACCTGTCTTACTGTATTTGTATCATCACCTGTTCCTACAACCTTTGTTTTCTGAATAGGTTGTACTTTTCTTGCTGGATCGTAATTTAAACCATTAATTTCAAAACCCATTCTGGGTAATGTTAATGCTACTTCGCCTCGTGTAGTTGTATCTGTTACCCTTGCTATCCTAGTCATAAACTTTTGTTTAGTAGAATAAGATAAAGGGACTCTAAGTGCTTGTGTAACTGCACCTGCTGAATTCTTTCTTTCAATGTTTATATCATTGAATAGTGTTCCAAAGGCTATAATGCCTTTTCTTATATGTTGATTGTAGAAGTGTTTATCCTTAAACATATTATGCTCCTATTTCACCAAATGGATTTCTCTCACTAAAGTCTAGTATGCCTTCTAATGTAATTAAACTATCAAAGTCTTGATTATCTATTGGTTCAGATACACTTGTTTGATAAGCTTCGTTAATTAAACTACCACTATCTTCTTTAAGTAATAGAGTTCCATCTTCTAACATCATTTGATACTCTAACATATCCTGAGAGTATTTTGTTTCTATGCCATCTATAGCTGCAATGCCTGTGTTTAAATCTTCTGAGCTGTACTCGAATAGTTCAACTGTTAATCTAAATACATGTAATTGGTTTGCCTGATAAAATGGATTTTGAAAATCTACATATTTAATTTCAAATAAAGACTTAGTCTTATCAAAGTAAATTAAATCTCCTTCGGAAGGTCTGGCTGCTTGTGTAGGTACAATAGCTTGTCTTTGTACCATGTCTTCCCATCTTCTTTTTGCTAATATGAAAGTAGCTTGATCCCTAACTTCCATACCAAATCTTGTAAAAATATCGCCTTGTCCTTCGAAGCCTTGCACATTTTCCAAATACATTTCTATAGGATATGCCTGTGTGAAACTAGACAGAGTATCCTCATCAAAGATTGTATCTTTTTTAACTAGTGTTCTAGGTAAATAAAAGACATCATGTCCATATATTTTTAGGCTTTCAATAATAAGGTCTTCAATTAAACGACCTTCTGCCGTATTACCTATACCACCGCCATTTTGAAAAAAGAAATTGGTTGGCATAGTATTATCCTATCATAAATTGAGGAGGTAATTCGTATTTTAGTTGCATCTCCTGTTCAATTTGTGCTATCTCTTGTACTGCCTCGTTAAAAATGGTTTCTCCATTTAATGTTACACCACCTGGCATTTGAATACCTGCAAATTTCTTCAGATTATCGCCCCATTGTTTTTTAAATAATGCTGTTGTATATTTCTTTAAGAACATATCATCATAGACTTCTGTAAATGTATTTGGATCTAAAATAGCATAAGCTTCTGCTACAACAAAGTCACCTATGTTGTATGTTTTATCCCAATCTGTATCTATATAAAGTCTATCTGTTTTTCTATTCCAACGAATTTGTCGTTGTCCTACCAACAGTTGTTCTAATGTTGTTAAATGGGATTGAACGACAGAATAATATATCATGTCTGCTCCCATTAAATTATAAAGATCATTCATTCTAAACTGATACATTAGATCAAACAGTTGTCCGTCTTTTGTATTGTTTGTAGCTGCTCCACCAAAGTTAAAGACTCTTGTAATACCTATAATATTATTACTAATCGGGAGATATCCGTTTTCGATATCTCCCTTTATATAAAAGTCCGTTGCTCCTAATGTAGCTGTTGCTCCACTAATTGATCCTGTGATAGTCTCTGACGCTTGGAATGTTCCGGATTTAACCTGTTCTATAAGTAAAAACTGTGCTGTTGAATCAGTAGAATCAAATAGAGCAGTTGCACCGGAAGTTCCTCCTGTTAAAGTTTCTCCCTTTGTAAAATTATTACCAAGGTTGGCTGTTAGTTTTAGCTTAGAACCTGTGATTTCATGCTTGACATAAGTTCTTTCTACACCGTCAAAGTGATACTCTTGAAAGAACTGTAAAGCATCATCCATACGATCTGAAAGTTGACTCTCATCAACATTTATTTCTATTACAGGGTGTCCAAGTCTCCTTAAACAATAATCCTGTAAATCTGTTCTACTTGCTAAAGCCATATATTCCTACCTTAATTTAATTTTGTACCACTAACATTATATATAGCAGTTCCAGTAATAGTAGCTGTAGAGCCTTCGCCCTGCGTATGAGAAATAGTAATACCATCTCCGCCACTTACTTGTGCCATATAATTACCAGTAGTGTCAGTTCCTAATGCAACACTATTTGCTGCAATAGTTAATGCAGTAGCCAAGTTACCTGAACCGTCAAAGTCTCCTGTACCTGTTACATCGCCTGTAAAGGATAGAGTCCTTGCTGTTGCAAGTGCTGTAGCTGTAGCTGCGTTACCAGTAGTATTTTGGTTACCTTCTGCGTTCACACCAGGCAAGTTAATGTCTGCTGAGCCGTTAAAGGAAACACCACCAATTGTTCTAGCTGTTGCTAAAACTGTAGCTGTGCCTGCATTACCTGAGGTGTCTTGGTTACCTGATGAGTTAACACCTGGAAGGTTAATATTTGCAGTACCATCAAAAGATACGCCACCAAGAGTTCTAGCATTTGCTAGGGCTGTTGCTGTTGCTGCGTTACCTGTTGTTGATCCTGATGAACCACTAATGTTACCTGTTACATTACCTGTTAGGTTACCGTAAACTGTGGTTACATTTAAGTTCTTATTAAAGTTCCATCTATCGTCTGAGGATGTATAAGTTAATGTTGCTGACGCTCCATCTACTGTTAGTCCTGCTGTGTTAGCTGCTGCTGCGTCCGCTGCACCTTGGGCCACTGTAATGTTTTTATCTGCAACTGTTAATGTTGTAGAGCTTACTGTGGTTGTAGTTCCTGATACTGTAAAGTCTCCTGTTACAGTTAGGTTATCACTAACTTGGACATTACCTGTACCATTACCTGCTAACACTAAATTAGTATTAGTAGATTTTGATGTAAGTGAGTCTGATATTAGACCTGAACCAAATGTAATTCCATTACCTGCTGAGTTAGTAATATTATTACCGTCCTCAATCTGTACTGTAGATTTAAGTGCAATAAGACCAGTTCCTGTAGCATCCAATTGGACGTCTCCAGAACCTGATGTTTGTACACTAACATTTTGGTTAGCATCCGCAGATACAACAATTGAACCTGAGGAATCTTCTAATACTTTTTGTCCATTAACATATAGTGATCCAGGACCTACATATAAATCACTCCATTGGAATGATGAGCTACCTAATGCAAATGTATCATCTGCACTTGGAAAAAGTCCTGTTGATGTCATGTTCATAACTTCTGTGCCAGCTGCATCGAATCTAATCTTGTCTTCGTCTGAGGATTCTTCTACTTGGATTTTTGTATCAGCATCTGCATCAGTTAAACCTGTTGCAATTACTGTGTTAAAAGTTGGATTTGAAGTTGTTGTTATGACCTGAGGTATACTAAAAGTTGTACCTGTAAGTGTGACACCTGTTCCTGCTGAATAAGTAGTATTGGTGTCTGTTCCTGTAAGCGTAGTTCCTGATATTGATAAAGAACCGCCTATGTCTAAAAACGCAGTAGCTCCTGCGCTGTCATCCCAAAATATAATTTGATCATCATTTG